CAACCCAGTACCGGTGTAACCAGGGCCAGGAGGAGTCGCAGTGCCCGTGTAGTTCGATGTCAACGCAGGCTGCGTGTACAGGTCGAACGGTGAGCTTTTGTAATCTGATACTTCAGACATATTTCTTACTTTTAATGACTAATAATTTAAGAGCCGAGATAACTAACGCCAATGGTACAAGCGGCTGCATTCGTACTATTCCACACGAAGGTGAGATAGCTACCAGCAGGCCAAACATCATTCAGGAAGTTACCACTTAGCTGTGTTGTCGTTGAAGACATCACGAAGGAAGTGGAGCTTGTCGCCACTGTCGCTACGAACGCGCTATTGGTATTGCCAATATTCGCAGGGGCATTCGTTGAAGTCGTAGCCGCCGTGAGAGTCAGTGTTGCAACAGATGTCCCAGCAGCAGCAAGACCTGAACAACCAATTTCAGCATTCTTGATGTAACGAGCCGATGCATCGCTGTTGAGTACTGATGTTGAGGTTGCACTCGATGAACTTGGTGTCGAATTGATCATCGCAATCTTTGCCGTGTTGAAGGTAGTTCCCACTGGAGAACCAGCGAGCTGTGCCTGTCTCGGGTACACATAGCCTACGAAATACGCACCTGCGATAAGAACAACCAGAACTGCGAGAGTTAGTTTGTTCATAGAATTGCGTAGTTATAGGTAAGACCCGCTGTTTCGGAATCACTTGAGGTGACAACGAATTGTCCCTGTGTCACCACAACCTTCCAAAATCCCGCAGGAATTGCTCCTGTTGCGGAGACAACAACCGTAGAACTCGGATGGACTGTGGCATCAATGACCGTATCGGTATTCCCAGTGGTTCCCCATGAGCGAGTGGAATTAAGACCATTCTGCATTGCAGGGTCGTATTGGGAAGGTTGTTGGCTGGAGTAACCAGCCGCGCCAACTGTAGTCATATTGTTTTTTTCATAGACTGATAATGACTACGAGTTAGTTAACACCTGTGATGCCAGTTAGCACCGCCTGTCTTATGGGGTCAGTACAAATGAGTTGCCCACCCATAATCATGAAACCGTTGACGGCTCCCTGAGCGTAGGCCTCGATCCAGTTCGTCCATGTGAATGCCTTTGTGGCGTTCGCAGGATTGTACTCGTAGATGTTACCCTTGATGTTTTTGTCTTCAAGAGAGACCGGTTCACCCTTCCACCAGTTGAGTCCGTAGAACTTCAAGTAGTCGAGGTTGAGGAGGTAGAAGTTACCAGTGGTGCACTTCTTGTCTTTGAAGATGGTCAAACCATCCCAGATGAGGCCTTTGGCCTTGTAACCCGTACCGGCGTCCATGTTCTTGAAGTCGGAGTACGTGTTGCGCTGGAAGGGCATGAGCAACTGTTCGACGTATGACCACGTGGTGTAGTCGGTATAGGCGAAGTCAGGTGCCACACGACCATCCGTGATGGTGTTGGCAAGTTGACGAATCTTGAGGAGCGAAATCGTTCCTGAAGAAGCCGTCACTGTTGCGTTCAAACCTGCGTAGGTGGCTCGTGAGAGGCCTGCGTAGGTCGAGAGCGTGGAACCGTTGTCTACGATTCCCGTAAGACCCATCGGAGCCTTGCCGTTGAAGGCAGTACCCGAACCTTGGAAGAAGGTACCGATGTCATCTGCACCGTCTTGGGCGCGAGACTTCATCATCGTCTTCATAAGGTTCAAGGTCTGCATCTTGGTCTTGTTGACCGAGAGGTCAGAGCCGGCGAGAGCGACGTTCGTAGCAGTGAAGGTCGGGTAGAACGTACCGTTCACCGTGACCGGCTGCTGCGAAGTCGGCAGGTCATCGAAGCCGTTGAAAGCAACGGTTGCAACGCCTTTTTGATATTTGAATGGGAAGACCATTTGAGATCCGTCCCACCGTTCGGTGTTGCCAAGAAGCTCGCCGAACAACATGTTGTCTTTGAGCACTTGGTCTACCCAAGCCGACGCCAGAAACTGGTTGGTCGTCGCTTGGACGTTAATGCTAGGAGGCATATAGATTAGTAATTTTGTTACCTATTAATTATTTGTCCTTTTAAGCTGCTCGAAATGTTTTTCGACATCTTTCCACGAGTTCCCCGTTTTCACAGTTGTCGTGGTGTCGCCTGAACGAGTCATTCCGCGCGATGCAAGTTCTTTAGCGCGACTTGCTGTTTGAGGTTTCGCACGTTCTTGGAACGCTTCCCATGCGGCGGGAATATCCGCGAACTGGTCTACCTCTCCATCCTCATTCTTGTGGGATACTCGGCGTAAGTACTCCACGAATGCGGCGCGTGTCTTGGTGTCCGTTGAAAGGTCTACTCCATGCTCTTCTTCGATTTCCTCGAATCCTGCATTGAGTTCAGAAAGTGCGGCGTTGTCCTGTTGGACTTGCGCCTGCTCTTGTTCTTTCAACTCTTCCAAGAACTCTTGTCTCGCTTCTCCTTTCAAACCGCTGAAGTAGGATGACAAATCCTTAAGAACCTGTTTTTTTTCTTCTGTGTCGTTGCCGACCAGTTTGATGAACGAAGGCGGTAGTTTGATTTCGTCCTGCACTTCTTGTCTGAATTGTTGTTCAACTGAACGCGGTTCAGACTCGTGTTTTGCCAGACGCTTTTCAACTTGTTTCTCAATGAACCGTTGGAGTTTTTCATCCTTCGCCCAAGAGACTTTCTCTTTAGGCTCGGGGATTTCTTCTGTATCAGCTTCCGCTTCTACTGAAGGTTCTTCCTTGAATATCTCATCGGGTTTCTCCGTGATGCTATTCAAGAAATCTGCTGTCTTGGTCTCATTTTCCATAGGATATTTACATGGGTTCAACTTCAGGCGGAACCGCAAAGAGCCTCTTATGGTTAACGATTTACTTGGGCTGTTCTTTATAGTCCGCAACCGCAGAAAGGACTTGTGTCAAAGAGCTAACCGTTCACTTGATCTCCTACGACTGGTTCTGTCGCTTCTACGGGCGCTTGGACTCCTTGGTCAGTCGGAGTGCTCGAAGTATCCGTTGCTTCAACTTGTGCAGTTTCGACTCCGCCGCTTGTACTTTCAGGTACTGCTGCTGGAGCTGTTGCCGGTTCATTGTCCATGTGTGATTCTGTAATTATGTCTGCTTTTAATTCGATGTCCTGTTCGTGAATGTGGATTTTCATAGTTATTGGTTGTGTTCTCTAGTTATTTTAGCGTCCCGTTCAAACTTTCTTTCTGACTTACCACTTTTCCAAACTTCTTTCGTTGTCATCTTGTGGCTTCCTGCTGGGCCATCGTGCTTTTCTCCTTGCAACGCATGACCTGTATACATTTTCTTGTTTCGGTTAAGGTCATAACTTGCAAGAGCTTTGGTCTGGGAAGTTGGTGCCTTTCGCCCTCCGAGTCTTGTTGCCATATCTAATCTTCCTCTGAATCGTTATTCTTCGCACCAAACTCTTTCTTGGGCTTCTTCCCTTTCTCATCCACCTCCTTTCCTTCACTCATGTCCATGTTGCAAACTTCGCACTTCTCGTCTTTTCCTTTTTTGTGTTTGTGCTTGGCTTTCTTCTCAAGCGCTTTCTCGTGTGATTCCATGTTTTATTCGTTACTTTTAATTTTCTTCTCCTGCCGACCTTTGGCTTTATGCAATGCCTTCTCTTGAGGAGTCATTAGTGATGTTGCCCATCCATTAACTAAATTTCCTAACTGACTCGATTTTCCTTTCCTTTGAGCGATGTTACTCAAAGGACGATGATTGATGTGTTGTTTTGGCATAATTTATCTGTAATCTTCCCTATAACCTTTCTCATGTTCTGCTTTCTGATTTCTTTGGTGAGCGGCACCGACCCTGCCAGCCCAGCCAAACATCTTTGAGACATTCCACTTTTCTTTGCTCTTAGTTGCATCCGTAACTGGCGTTTTGTATGACAGTTCTTTTGATTTATCTCTGTTGTGAAACGCGGTTTTTTCGTCAATTTTGTACTGTTTGTAACTCTTTCCTTCCACACGAGGAATACCATTGGAATAAAACTTGGCTTTGTACTCTTTGGGATTCTCCTTCTTGAGAGCACTTTTAACTGTCCAGTGCATTGCGTTCTCCTGTGGGGTGCTCATATCAATCTTTCTTAGCAAGCTCTGCTAATTTCTTCCAGTTCACATTCTTTCTTCGTTCGATTCCAAATCCTGCGTCCTTTGCTGACTGCTCGGGAAACTTCAATACCTTTTTTCCTTTCATAACTGTATTTCTGGGAGAGTCGCCAGTCTTCGTATACTTCATCGCCTTCTCTTGAGGGGTCATTTTGGAACACCTAGATTTTTAATAGGAACTTTCGCGAGGGAAGAAGATGCTTCGGGCGCTGCAAGCGTACTAGGTGGAGGAGTCTGCTGTCGAGGCTGTATTGGGCTTACTTGACCGCCTTGTGGCATACCACCACCTTGTTGTGGCTGTGCGGGCTGTGCTGCTTCAGGGAAGAAGGTCTGCAAATAAAGCTGCGGATTGGTCGTCCACATGACGAGCATCTTTGCGCTGTTGATTGGATCTGCGTCATCAATCTCTTTCATGAAATTAATCGGGTCGATGGCTTTCTGTTCCCATCGTTGAATGGCAAGATTGAGTTGTGAGGACTCGTCTTTCGGCTTCATGCTGTTGGGAGCAACCGAGACAACAAATTTCCTCTGAAGGTTCTCGGCAGTGAGTTGCACGTATTCCACTGCTGCTGCATTTCCCATCACTGCTGCGAAGTGCGGCTCATCGTAGAAGACAGCATAGAGCTGCACCCACCAGTTAAAGATATTCTTTGCGGTTACTTCGAGCCGGTCGCCAACTCCACCACCAATACGAGAAGAGTCATGTTCCGTATCGAGGATGTTGTTACGTACTGCTTCGTCGGGATTGTTGCTTGGGATGAGGCCAGACGTGCCGTAAATCTGTCGCAGGCTGTTCATGTCACTATCCTGTGCTTCCATGATCCCATTCGGAAGAGGAGAGGCAGGAATACGTTTCACCGCTTCCATATTGCCGTCAGGAACGAGGAGGAAACCTTCCTCGTAGAAGGTCTGTACCGCTTGTTCTGCTGTCTCAGACGTGAACGATAGACCAGAGATGGCAACTGCGTTGTTGCCCGACGCGAGGTTCTTTGTTATCTGGTCATCGCGGTCGGAAATCCTGTCTTGATTCGGTATATTCTGCTCGATGAGGTTCGTGAAGTCGTAAGGTTCCTCTTGGAGAGAAAAGATGGAGAGGAATGTGTACGGTTTCTTTGGAGTGGCAAAGTGATTGGGCTTCCCTTCTTCGTAGTTGAAAAACTCGTTCTTGTGTTTGTCGAGCACGATGTCTTGGAAGGTGGTGAAGCAGTAGTCATCGTTCCACCATTCTGTCGCAACGATTCTCGTGCCCAACTTCTCATTGACCTTGAGCGTGATGTAGTCCTTGTGCTTGGGGAATTTCTCAATAAACCACTTAGCTTCTTTCTCGATACGGTCTCCGATGAATCCGTGGAAATCACCGAACTCATCAACGTATCCATCGGGATCGAGCACAAGATTCTGCGGCTTGCGAAGCTCTGTAGTAATATCACCTGTGTCTTCACCTGTTACAGGGTCAACATGCGGTGCCCATCCATGCTTCACGGCACCGATGAAATACTCTCCCCACTGCCACACCATGATGCCGAGCTTCTGTCGCATGCCGAGAACATCAGCATGATACTGCAGCATTGTCTTGAGGTCGTTTGATGCTGCTTTGCCTTCGTCGGTGTTATCACTGAACACGACCGGCTCGGGATTTTCTGCGAGTGAAGCGGGAACGAACGTCGCTGTTGCCTCGAAGAGAAGGTTCTTTGAAATGACTCTATCAGCCTGACCCGTGAAGTTACGCTGTTTGCCTTTGAGGTAGGTTTTGTTTCTCTCCTGACGAGCTTTGACTTTCGGATAGTAACCTGCAGATTTAGATTCCCACTCTTCTTTGAGAGTAAGGAGTTCTTCGTCAGACATCGGCAACTCAAGCAGGTCTTCGTAGTCTCCTTCAACGCCTTCTTCGACAGACTGTGAGTCCTTCACCTTGTTGGTGTCGTCGGAGACAACCATTGTTGCCCCGATGATATTCTCTTCAAAAGCGTCGGCCATATTTATCTCTTTTCTGCGTCCAGTTTAGCGCGGTGAGCGTTGACCCTTTCCTTATGTGCCGCTCTGTCTTTTAACATTGATTCCTGATTTCGCTGCCATTCACCCGAAGCCATTTGTTCTTTCTTTCTTTTTTCTTGATACAAACTCAACTTACTCGGCCCGCTATTGAAGATTGCGTTCATCTTTTTTCCAAAGTCCTTCATCGCCTTCTCTTGTGGTGTAGACATATAAAATGTTATTTACTAAAGTTGGTGATTTACAGCTGTGCGTTTTGTTGGTGTGTGTCTGTCAAATCACCGGCTTCAGAAAACAATATGCAAAAAGGACGCCGCGACTTGCGACGCCCTGTTAATTAAAACATTAGGCCTACACCATCAACTTTACATGAGTGAGGGTATCGTTGTCAATTTTCTGTTGTGTGGAATAGGTGTATAACTCTATCTTTATTGTTTTTAGTTCTCCCTCATGGAAGTTGAGCGTCGCGTTGCCAGTTTTGATGGCGAAGACGCCCGACTCAGCAAGAAATCGGAGTTTGGCCGCAATATCAGGCGTAACCTCGATGCTAATCAAATTGGTCAACATATCCTTGTATCTTCTTACCTAATACTCTACGAGCAGAAATAGTGTTGTTTTGACTGCTGGCCATTGGGAACTTCATCGTATCATTACGCTTGATGAATGAGGCCGAGGCGGTTCCGAATCTGTCGAGACCAACAAGGGCATATAAAAGTGTGTGAGCGTAATGATCTGCACCGTTACGCTTCCATATCAGCTCTGCCCCGTAGTTCGTCGCTACATCCTTGCCTGGCTTGTCCAACGCAACTTTTATCTCCCTATACACGTTATCGAAGTGAGATGCCCAATCAGTCCACTCTTCGACCTTTCCATTGAGTCTGATACGTCCTACATCACGTAGCTGTTCGACCATCCATTGAAAGTACTGATTGCGGTCTACTCGTACCGTCCCCTGTTCCTCATTCTCGCCCCAATCCACCATCTCCTTGCTCTTGCGGTCTTTGCGATAGAAGACGAGAAACACACGCCCGGGATACTGTGCTTGAAGCTTTCTAATACCAATGAGGTCGCCGCCTTGGTCAGCAATGATGATGCTTGTAGTCCAACGCTTCAACAGCTTCTCAAGGTCGTCGTAGTTGAGCGTGGTGCCGTAATAGAACGCTCCTTGTTTGTTCATGCAGGTGTAGTGGATAGGAAGGCCGGTATCTACTCCGATGATGATTCTATCAGCCTGTTCGTTCACTTCGGGGACGACGTTCTTGAGGACAACAGAAGAGGGGATTTTGTTCTCTGAACCGACATAGGGAAGGCCAAGGACGTAGTTGTAGAAGTATTGCTCGTTCTTCTTTGGGTCGTCCTTGGCATCGAGGATAGCTCTCGCTGTTATCCAAGCACACATGAGTTGGGAGACATGATAGCCAGAGAATCTCCCTACCGCCGTTGCTTTCCACTCACCTCTGCGGCGCACATCATCCGACAATTCCTGTTTGCAATACTTACACTGGTAGCACTCCCTAATGCGGTCAATGGAATCAGGCCATGAGAGGATTTGTCGCTTTCCACACGGGCAGGTGATAATCCACTCCTTCTTGTCGCTCTGTTGCCAGTACACATCCACTCCATGTCCCGCGACACTAGGATGCGAGAAGTACCATCGCCATCCTCCCACTTGGCCTTGCAAGCGTGTTTCGTATTGTGTAATGACATCAGAATTCGAGGCATCCACTTCGTCATGAATATTGCATTGTGAAGAAACCATCATCGCCTGTTTCTGTGTGTACGTTCCGCGATAGTGAATGATGTTATCGCCCACAGATTTCTGCTCGATTGAATCGTGGTCTTTGACCCATGACATGAGGATAGGATTCTGAGCGATGATGCGGTTCACTTTGCCCCCGCCCATGTCGTACACATCATCTTGCGTTGGCAACGTATAGATAATGTCTTTGTGCAACATCTTCGCTACATGGAATGATTTGATGATTTCAGTTTCCGTCGCGCCTACCTGCGGAGCTTTCAACATAACCTGAAGGGGACTCGTGTCGTTCAAGAACTCCCACATGAATCCTCTATCTCCTTCAAAATCAAACGGCAAACCTGATGAGGTTTTCATCTGATGCTTCTTGACCCACTCGCTTGGGATGTATTCTCTAAGCCGCTGATATGTTTGCTCGATGGTTTCTTGCATATTCCTTTAGGACTTCGAGCAATGATTTGTCTTCTTCAGTGAGCGGAAGCTCTGTCGTGATGTTCAAATGCGCTGATTTCTCTACGGGTTTGTAACCTGCACGATCAAGAATGTCTTTGGAAGCTCCTAATGCTACTGGCAATGCTTCGTCTTGTTCGCTTAGTTCAACGACTCGTTCAGCAGCTCTGTTCGCCTTCGATTCAAGGTAAGCAATGACATTAGGCCTATTTAGGTTTTCACTCGCTATATTCCCTGCAGTACTTGGGTCTTCAGTGTCATACACTTTTAAAGCTGATTGCAGGCCATTGCCTGTCTCTAGATACTCTCTGGCAAACTTCTTTTGCTTTGGCGTTATTGTCCTCGCCATACCTCTCTTATCCCGCAATCTCTTCTTTGATAGGTTCCTTGGGTTTGTTCTTACTTCCCGCCGGTCGGCCGCGCTTTTTACCTAAAACCTTGTCAGTAATATCGTTACCAGCTCGGTCAACAACTTTCCCCACAGTTGCGTGGATAGTTCCGTTATCAACCAGCTTTGCAAGCTCCTCATAGCCTTTTTCAGATAGAGCTGTATGCGTAGGATAAAACTGCTGTGCAACGTTCTCAAACCAATACTTCTCTATCATCTTCTTAAGTTCGATGTTGTTCTCATCCTCGAGGATATTCTTTGTGGAGAGCGGCACGGAATCTAACATCATCGTGAAATCTCCACTGTCGTCGAATTTGAGTGCGAGGTTTCCCTTGTTGGTGCGGCCGATAGGGAAGTCAATGTAGTTGACCTTGAGAAGGCGCATGATGTGCGCGACTATCTTTTTGGTTTGAGTGAGTTCCATAGCTTTATTATAGCAAACTTATAATGAAAATAATAATGTCGTAAAGAGGGTTGGTGGATAGTGATAAACTTAATATCCTGCATGCACCGATTGCACACGACGGTTAGGCTGGTAATAGGATCCGGAGAGACTTGAGGAGCTATGTAGGTCTGTATTTTAACCTTTGTGTACCACCAGTATTTTCTGCAACGAGGGCAGCGTTTTAACCAGCCATGTTCAATGAGGTAGTTTCTCATAGTTTCTTTGGCCACTTAAAGTCATTGAAATGATTTCTAGTTTCTTTTGGGTGAAGTCGTTGCCAATTCTTGGGTAGCATGCCCTCCATGAGGGGATACACATCAAAGTGCATTTTTTTAAGTCTTTCCTTCCTCGTTTGAATCTGCTCTTTTTTACACTGTTCAATAAATCTTTTATATTCCTGTCGTTCATGAATGGAGAAGAAATCCCACCACCTTTTTTTTATCTTCCATTTAAGCGTTGAGAATTTCATAGTCCCATCATTGGATTCATCGTGGCTTTTTGCATGAGTTCTTCAGGTGATTTGGGCGGTGTTGTGATGACACTGCTTGTAGTCAAAAGCGTAGAAGCTATACCGAGAGCGTTTCTTATAGCACCCAAAACTACTGATGCCGCGTCGACGAGACCAGCATCGAACATATCGACCATTTTACCTGTCTTTGCGTCAAATCCTTGCGTCAGACTATTGCGAAGGATTGCCGGTTTAATTCCAGCGTTCTCTAATATTTGTTTGTAGGGTCTTTGTAAAGCATTTGAGAGGATTCTTGCGCCAAGAGTGTCAATCTTTTCAAGAGCCACGGCGCAGTTATATAAAGCAATACCACCACCTGCCACGATACCGCTTCTTAGGGCGGCTCGGCTAGACATGACCGCGTCTTCGCACTTGAGCAGAAAATACGAAAGTTCCGTCTCACTTTTTGCGCCTAATTTCAATATCGCCGTCTTTGTAGTAAGCCATGAAAGACGTAGTTTTGCATCCGTTGTTCCTTCTGCTTCCAATTCCTTGAGGTGTTCAGAAATATCTTTTATCCCAATGACTGTTGTTTCTTCTTTGTCTACAATGATGGTGTCGCATGTTCCGAGCCAGTCGAGCCTGAATTTGTTTCCCAATGAAGTACCTGATGCATCCTCGATGATTGTTGCACCGGTAATCTTAGCGAAGTCCTCGAACACATATCCTTTCCACAAAGTGGGAGCTTTGATGATGAGAATATTTATCGCTCGCTTCTCACTCTTCTGAAGCTCGATGAGCGCCCGAGCTACGTTCGAGTCCATGTCATCGGTGAAGATAACGAGGTCTTTCGTGCCTCCCGCAATGAGCGCCTGAAGAATGGGGTCGATGTCTTTGAGGTGGCTTATCTTGTTTTTCGTAACGAGGATTGCCGGTTTGTGGTAGAGGGCTTTTTTCCCGTCAGTTGCCATGTAGGGAGAGAGATAGCCCGTATCCACGAATCTAACACCGTCAATGAGGCTAAAACTCGTTTGGTATGTGCCACTTCCCTCGAGGTGGATAATTCCGTCTTTGCCAATTGATGTATAAATTTCACCCAACACTCGAGCAAGTTCTTTTGATTCTCCTGCAATTTCCGCGACTGCGGGGATGTCTTCAACGGTGATTTGCTTTGTTTGGTCATGAATAGAGGCTTCGATTATGGGTAAGCACTCGTCCAAAGAGTATTTAATGTCCATCGAAGAAGCGCCTGATTTTATTCCTTCTTCGAGGATAGCGTTGAGTAACACTGCCGTAGTAGTTGAGCCATCGCCGCTGTTGTTGTTACTCCGGTCGGCGGCTTCCTGCAGATGTGAGAGGCCAAGTTGTTCGATAGGGTCAGCCAGTTTTATTTCCTTGATGATAGTTGCGCCGTCGTTTGTGATCCGGTGGAATGGGTACAGCTTGCTCTCGAGCATCACGTTATTGCCTTTTGGCCCCATCGTCTTCTCGACGATGTGGGTTGCCTTGCGTATTCCTTCTGCAAGACGGGGAAGCGCGTCCACGTAGATGTTGTCTTCCTTATTTTGCATATTGTTTTGCCACTTCTTTTATAGCTAGAATTTCCTCTTTTTTGTCCTTGAAATCTCTTCCCTTCAGAAGCCCGTTAATTTCCTTCAGAGATAAACGAGTCGTGGGAGCAATGTAGTGCTTATACGTTGCCTCAATGTTTACATCGGGATTCATACGCGCTGAAACTCATGCCCCCAAAGCCGGTGTTGTGGAATGAGAAATTCTTTCTGATGCCAACGAGCGTATTCTATGATGTTCGGCTCGCCTTTTACGAGTTTTATCACATGCTTTTTCCCACACCGAACACAACGTTCAAGGACGGCATCTTGTGTGGATGAAATGGTGGAGAATTTATGCAACCACGAGCCTCGGCATTTTGAAGCATAGAAGTTCATATCAAAAATTGAAGTATATGGGAATTCCAATATAAGTACTGAAGCGCGGCCCATTTCTTTCAAACCCTTGAATCTTCGTTATTTTACATTTCTGCCTAATGCCCAAGACAGAATTGGTATATAACTTCTGTTTCTTAATCCATTCTGAAAGTTCCTTCATATTTTTCACCGAAAATGGAACAAGGTGAATCTGCATATTAATCTTCAATCTTGGCGAGGAGAAACTCCCCCGATTCCCTTACGAAATAATACTTCTGTTCGTCAATGACGAGTTTTTCAACTCCGAATACACTGAATCCCACGCGGTCGCCCACTTTTATGTGCAAAACTTCCGGCCCGATTGCTATGACTTCTCCGTACTCGTTGAGTGTTCCATCATCGCTCACAAGCACCTGTTGTTTTTCTACAGGCTTGATGAGCAAATAGTTAAACAAAGGCGATACTTTCATGCGTCGTTAGCTATTCTAGTAACCTTGTCGATGGGCTTCTCACGGAAGCGGGGGATGAATGATGCCTTTTGATCTGTGGGCTTTTTGATTATTTGGGCAACGACTGTTCCCTCCTTCACGGGGTCGCTCTGTAACTTCCGAGGTTCGTACTCGGATAGTTTCCACAAGTTGCGAAGCCGCAAGAGAATCATACTTTTTTCCATTTCCAATCGGGTTTCGCGGTCATTAAAATCTCTATTCTCGCCTTTGCAAACGATACGCCAATTGTTTGCCCCCATTCTTTGTTTAATTCCTTCTGGGTCTTGCACACATCGGCAACATCGCCGTCTCCATGTAACACCAAGAAAACAATCTTGTGTCCCTTCTTTCTCATGGCGTCAGAGGACTTGCAGTCGGCGTATACCGCTCATCAGCCAAATACACCACCGGCTTTAGTCCAAAAACATCGTTGCCTATATTTACTGGTTGCATCATGACAGCGGGACGGAGTTTTAATCCTTGAAGAAACTGATTTGCTTCTGCGACACGTTTTTCGATGTCGGCACGTTGTTCGATGGAGTAGTTTTCGGGCGACATAAAGTCATTCTACCACGTTTTGTTCCGCTGTGAACGCTTTTAAGGTATTTTTGGGGATTCTTATTACCTTGTTTTTCTTCTTCTCCTGTGGAATCATCTCAAAGAAAGAGGGTGGTAGTTCCTGCAATGCCCTTTCTGACGCTCTAATTGCCTCGCCACGCTCTTTTAACGACGAAGGTGTCCAGGCGGCACCAAGTTCTCCAATATCTCCTTTTACGTCGTTGAAGTGTCCATTGGGGCCGGTCATATTAGGGAAGCCCTAACTCTTTATGCCAATCAGGAAATATCTTTGATTTCGTCCGGCGTTTCTGCAAACTAACGAAGAAGGCTGATCTAGCAGCAGGGACTCTCTGATGGTTCTTCCGGTTTACTGTAATTCTTCTTTCACTCATAGAAATTTATTAAACTTCAATCTGGGATTTTTCATTATTTTCTCCAACTCAATCCAAGCCTTAAATAGCTTCAAATGATTTGAATTTCGCCACTACGAATAAAGAAATGAGCATTGCAATCCGTGCCCGTCTTTGTGCCGTGAGTGAAATCAATACTTGGTGATAGAGTTAGATTCTCGAATGAGTCGCCCGTCATTGTCCACGGCTTATCTTCAGGGTCAATTTTGCCCACAGGAATATATAACTGGCCGCCACCATCAACATTCAAGCACTTCGGGCACTTGAACTTTATGTGAGTCTTGTTGTCGCTCCACTCAGGACTTAAATCAATTAGTTTCATACTCAAATAAATAATATAGTTCTTTTTATATGTGGTTGGTTGGTGAGCCGATTTCTGTTTGTGGTGATTCCGCGTTTGGGGTTGGCTCACGTCTGTACCAATAGAGGTTATCAGCGAGGATTTCTACTTTGACGGTTTTCTGACGTTCGCCCATTGCACCATCTTCGGCATCGTGCCAGACCGCGTTGGGAAAGTCTGCGCCATCTTCTGTTTCCAACACCACACATCCTTGGTCTTCGAGAATCATTTTAACCACTGCTGGCGTTCGCTCAAACCATACCTTTGTGCCGATTTTGAGATTGTCCCAATTAAAGTCCTGTAGCTTGAGGAGTGTTGCGCCTATCTTTAGTGCGGCGATATTTGGTTCACGGCAAAACTCCGAGAAGCATTGTTTTCTGTTGCGGAAGTACCGTATCTCGCCTCCCTTGCGATATTCGTCTCCCGATAAGCCACTAGACTTTAGGTACGTTGTCGGGAAGTACTCAAATCCCCAGAGCGTGTGATGACCATCAAACTCGGTTTCGCCCAAAAACCACCGCAAATCTTTACCACCATAATTGACCTCTTTTAATTCAAGATTTTCCTTCTTTTCCCATTGAGCATCTCCAATTATTACTTCGTGCTTAGACATAATCTCTTTATATTAAATAGGGTTAGTAGTGGGGGATTACTTCTTTGAGGGATTCTTTTTCTTTTGAGGGAAAAACTTTAGCTGGATTTTCTTGACCGGAAATGGTTCGCCCGATTTCTTACACAGTTTGATAAACTCTCGTTCGGTGTAGTTCGGCTTGCCGCGAGTAATGGTCAATTCGAGGTTGCCCCGTGAGAACGATTGACCGTATCGTGTGCGGGTGGCGCGAATAATCTCCTTATCACTAATATATTTTGTGGCTTTTATCGCTTTCGCCGCCACGAGCGTTTCTATAAGTGTGTCGTACATATTAGTTTAGTTTTTCTTCTTTTCCACAAACAACACAGTACGGTTGACCGAACGTAAAGTGATTTCCACGCCAATGGATAAAACGCTCTCTTAGATTCGGGAATAACAACATCGGCTTAGCCGCTTCCCAGTGTTTACCATCTCTAGATGTTGCACTATCGGGACTTAAATAATCTTGCGCTGTTACTTGTATATATCTCATATCATGATTATAGCCTCCGACTATCAATAGTCAATGAGACTTTGGGGAAAAGTATTTCTCGCGCTTTTATTTTTTGCACACTTGTCTACCTCGATGATGATGCGAGTTGAAGAAAATATATTACAGAGTCTTGATGAAGCCGCAGGATTAACACCTCGATGAGTGACCTTTAAGTGCTTCTTGGTATGCATAGACCTAGTTCAGATGGGGCGGCGACACAAGTGTTACAAAGTCGTTTTCCACCCTTTCGCAACTATACCCATGCATACCTTAATTGTTTGTGCGATTCCTGTTTATATAGCGGTGACCCGAAGAGGCCGCTGGTTTCTCTGTGAATGTGCTTTATGAAAAGTAAATTGGTGCATAGCAAAAATCCCCCATTTCTAGGAGATTTTGGCCGCACCTGTAATGCTTGTTGAGCACGCAACACCGTTGCACGCACAAAGAGCATTGTACATTACAGGTTTCATAAAGACAATCTACACCTCACACGTTCCTCACGCAACTAGGTGGAAGTGAACAAACAGTGCATAACTTGATGCCTATCCCTTCACGACATAATTGACCGAATGAGCGGCAAATACGGTCGCACCTGCTCTCTGTCGCTTTCTTTTTCTTTCTCGGAAAGCATTTGGTACGGCGTGTTTATTTGCATTTGCCAACGGTCTTTCCATTCGTGCGGAAGTACCCACGCCTGAATATCGTTATTCCAAGCCAAACGTGAGTGAAGATAGTTTTGCCACTTTGCCCAACGGATATGTTCAAGTTCCGCGCCGCGCTCAACAAACTCTTTTTCTTGGTCTGGTGTCATAGGTTTTTATTATACAATATCGTGTCCAGTGTCGTCAGGGGATAGGCGTTAAGTTATGCACACCCAATCCCCTTCCCTGTCATGGATGAGGGTGGAATGAAGTGATATTATTCTTGTATGACTTTGTGCAGTCTCGTAATTATAAATGGCGGCTTCCTTTGCACAAAGGGGGAGCTGCCGTTTTTGATTATGAGGTATGCAATGGTTTAAGTTTTACGGGGCTGATTATTTAATTGACCCGAAGATGTCCGAGTTGAGTTCCGGCGAGCGCGTTTGTTGGATAACGCTACTCTGTTTCGCCGGTGCCTCGGAGAATAGTGGAAAAATCACTCATGTATCCGAGACTCATCTTTTACGGCAGTCCGGCATTAAAGAAAACTCCGCCGAGTGGAAAGATACTACTGGAGTTCTGAAGAAGTTCTTGAAGTTGGGAATGATAACGCATGATAACGGAAAGAGAGAGAGAGAAGAGAGAGAGAGAAAGAAGAGAAGTTTCTAAAGAAACGGGGAAAGGGATGCAGCGAATAGCAGAGTTCGTAAAAACATTACCACCTTCAAAGAAAATTATATGAGTGAACAGATAATCATAGAGGGCGACTGTCTCCAAGTTATGCGCGGCTTCGCTGATAAGTCGTTTGATTTGTGCCTCACTGACCCTCCCTACGGTATCAAAGCTGATTCGGGCGTAGGTGGATTTGGTTCGAGCGATACGAGCAAACACTACAAAGATGACTGGGACGCTTATACCCCCCCCAGAGAGGTTTTTGATGAGATTTTGCGCGTGTCTAAGAGTGTTGTTATTTTTGGCGGACAATTTTTCACAGATAAACTTCCCCCTAACGGACATTGGATTGTGTGGGACAAAAAAGGAGGCATATCTTTTGATAATCCTTTTGGTGATTGTGAGCTTGCGTGGACGAATATCAACCGTAAATCGGTCAAGAAGTATACCTGTATCCAACAGGGATTCGTAGCAGAGGAGCGCGATAGGTGGCATCCTACACAAAAGCCTGTAAAGTTGTTCGGCGAGATTATTCGCGACTACACGGAAGAGGGCGCAACAATCCTTGACCCGTTTGCTGGTAGCGGAACGACAGGACTTGCCGCGAAGTATCTAAATCGCCCATACACCCTCATAGAAATTTCCCCCAAATACATCGAAATCGCCCGCAAGAGATTAAGTCAAGACATGCTGTTTTGAGAGGATAGGGCTAGAGGGAGGAGAGTTCCTGTTTCAGTGCGATTATTTCTATCTTCCAGAAAACACCTTGATAACCCCTATCACCCCTTCAGTGAAGGCAACAGGTGCCTTTTCTCACAGGTATTTCAAGTGTTGTTTGAGGAAATCAATGGTTTCAGCTGCTCGACAGCTCTGACAACGAGCGTCTATCCAATATTCGTAGTCTTTCGGGGTCTTGCAGTGGAATAGATCTTTGTGGTCTTCATAGTCTTTCGTTTTGCAATTCCCTCCCCATCCCTTTTTAAGATAGCGGATCGTCGCTCTTACCGCAGCTCTTTCAGGAGTGTGTTTATCTATTTTCATACCTTCAGTGAAGCTAGTAGGGAGGCGTAATGAGCTATGACTTCTTCCCAGTTCTTTATCGGATCGACTTTCCACCTGCGGGCTTCGAATTCTTTAACAACTTCTTCACCGTAATCTTTAACGAGGTGGGTTCGATATGCCACTTGTTGCCCTTGTCCAACACCATTACAGCGGCCGCATTGAAGGTGAATCTGCCTGTTATCCCACGAGAGGCGATTGTTGCTGCCAGAAAGTGCAACTGGGATAAAGTGTCCTGCTTGAGCGTTCTGGCCCAGAAGGTTCTTAGATGGACATGTGTAGCAGTCTTTCTCCTTTGCCCGCGTGTAGGCTTTGACTGCTTCCCACGCTTTTCCTTTAGCACCTTTGTAGCGCATTGTTCTTTCATGGTAGCACTAAAGTCTAGGCAAATTTGCGTATATCCGGCTCCTCAATGAACTAAGCTCACTCGGAACAGCAATCATGTATCCCTCCAACTCAATCAATCTTTGTCCTCCTTCCGAGACTTCCCATGCCATCTTCTTTCCTATCGCTGTCTTTTCTTCAGAGTTCATGAGAAAGAGAGCACGAGCTTTCTTGAGTTTTGATATTTCCAGCGCGAGGTCGGTTTTGAAGTGGGTAAGAGCGATGTGATAGTTTTCCAGTTGCTCCAAATTTAGCCTTTCATCCTTCACTGCTTTTAGTGTGTCGGAGAGGTTCATGGAGAGTTAGATGCTCTTAATTTCTTGCCGTATTCGGGATATTTCTTACGGCGAATGAGCTCCTTTTCACGATTCTTCGCATAATACTCTCTATAAGAAATCCGGGCACATTCAAAGCAATATCTTGTACCGTCACTCATTTTAACAAATGCATGTCCTCTACGACAAACGACTTTCCGAGCATTTAGTGCTCCGCGACCGGTGCCTCGCAAGATATTTTCCTTCAAAGTACAGGCATCGAGATGTTTAGGGTTTACGCATCTTGTGACCTTACAAAGGTGGTCAATTGTCATTCCTTTCTTGATTTTACCCCTGTGAATCTCATACATGAGACGATGTATATAAATATGCTTCCCGTCTAAGTTTGCGTGACCATACCAGTGGTTACCACTACCCGCAACAGCGCCACTCCAAATCCAACATCCGGGTTTGGGATTTTTTTTAATTGTTTTGTAGATTTCCTTCAACGTCATAGACATTCGTTTTTGCTCATTTCCTCGGCAATCTCCCAAATTTTCTTTTGCTTTCGCGCTGCCTTGACTTTTATACGAGAACGTGTGGTTTCTAGAACTCTGATAATAACGTACTTACCCTTAGTTTCAGCCATATATGGATATATTACCACACTATGCATTATATGCAAATGCAGTTATACCCCTTTTTAATTGGGTATGCACTTGCATATATTTCGGTATCTGTTACCATCTGTCTTAGTGAAGGTGGCACCGGCAGCTCGGTTCATTGTAGGACATCAAAACGATTGGTGTCTGACAACGAGCTTGGCTGTTCGACAGCCTTTGCCTTCATTAGAAGATTCAAAATATCTTCGAAAGCCTTTGTACCTTTCATTGCCTCTCTCGGGAAACGCACGTCGCCTTATCACTTACAAAGGCGATAGGGCGATTGAGCTGGGGAGGGGCAATAAAGGGAAAGGTGAAAACCTTATTCTTATCAGTAGTAACCATGAAGAACTACAAACAATTCGGTAAGATATCTTGTAAGACGATGAGACAGATACATTGGGAGATGAGACTTAGAAGGTGGAAACGGATAGCGGCAAAAGCAAAACAATTCTTTAACAGCTTCCACCGGATAGACGCAGGAAGCTCGGTTTTTGCAGTCATTGCACTTACAATTATCACCGCAAAACAATTCGTATGAGCACCGAACGAAACACTCGCTGGCTGGAAATGTCCCGAGAGAACTTCGAGGAAGCTACCCTAGAAGGAAACTGGGATACCGCTAGAGCAATTATCCAAGATGTAAAAGGCTTCTCAAAATCATCTGCCGCAGTGTTGGAAGCCGAGCTTATCAGGATTCAAAATGAAGAAGTTGACATATGAGTATTTTCTTGAAAAGAACAGCAAATCGACCCTCGATGATAGTGGGCATTCCCGCAGACGTGATAGCGGATATGGAAATTGTCTTAGAATTTGTGGAGCGGTGGAACAAAAACGATGAAGAAAAACTAGCTGCCGACGCCGCTGTACGAGTTCAAAACTTCCTCAAGATGTACAAGGATATTGAGGCCGAGAATGATGCGAAAGAAAACCTCCTTGATAACCTCACCAACGCTGATGAGCTAAAGCTAAAGAATGCACACGCAGACGACTATCTCGGAACAGACGATGATATGCCGGACGCGTATGAGTTGTGGTTAGAAGGCCTTACGTCCGATGAGCTTAAACAACTCTTGGTATGAAAGACCACTTCGATAAGGAAAACCCAGAGGGAATCTATCGGATTCCACAGGAAGATGCCACCTCTTATAAGGCCACCCTACACGTCCCCATTGAACAATATGGCTTTATAGCTATCGAGTGTGAAAACACGCCTACGGGGCTTGTGGAGGCTTACAGAGCCATAGCAGCAGCGAACACGACTGTCGTAAATCAGTTACCGGCAAAGGAGTTCAACGCGGCCATTGACGAATACCTACTCACGAACGCACTGAAAGGTGGAGTTGAGATTTACTATCGAATGTCGCCACAACAGCAATTCACCTTCCAAGAAATCAAGAAGTCCCTTAAGAGAATTAAAAGCCGTGAGACTAACGTAGAAGAATAATATGGAAACAACACTTGTATCGTTCAAGAACGACCCGAAGCTCAAAGAGATGTTAGTGGATGAAATTGAAGTACATCGCAAAGCAGATCAAATCATCCAACGAACCTACGGAGAAGGTTCTAACGGTGATTGGAAGGGCTGTGCTGTCGGTTGCAGCATTCACTCTCTCAATAAAAAGCTTGGTAAAACGTACGCAACGAATGACCATTCTGTGTACGAAAAAGAGCTAGGCATTCCCGAATGGCTTGCACGACTTGAAGATACGATTTTCGAGGGATTACCGATTGAGGAAGCAAAGAAGTGGCCGACGAAATTTACCAAAGCTGTTCCTGTTGGGGTAAATCTTGAACCTGTTAAATGGAAGTTTTGTGCCTTTATCCTGAAAGAAGGGATTGAAAGAGTGTTAAAACTTGATATAAAAGACGACCTTAAAAAGAAAGTAGTTGATTCCATACAAGGAGTTTTGAAATTACACGAAGACGCAATCCTCTTAGGAACATGGGCGGAGTCGGCGGCGTGGTCGGCGGCGTGGTCGGCGGCGAGGTCGGCGAGGTCGGCGGCGAGGTCGGCGGCGGCGTG